CTTGATCACGCAGCAGTTGTCGCGCACATTTGAGGGACAGGCAACTAAGTCAGCACAAACTTTTGAGGGTCAAGCAGCGCGAGTAACAACAGCGCTTGATAACTTGAAAGAAGCATTTGGTTATGGAATTATCACGGCCATTGGCAATACCGATTCCGCAACTCAAGACTTTGTTGAAACACTTGAGGATCTCGAACCAATCATCAAGCGGCAAGGTGAACGACTTGGGCTGATGGCGCAGGGTGCGTTGGTGCTTGCCAAGAATATGGGTGCGCTGGAAACTCCGACAAATGATGTCAGCGTTGAGGCCGACGTTTTAACCAATAGTTTTGGATCGCTCTTTAGCATTATCCGCACTGCGATTAATCCTATGTCTGCCTTGGAAAGCAGCCTGCAATTAACAGCAATTCAGGCCAAGGCTGCAAGTTATGCTGCTGACACGGCCCGCGACAGTTTTGTCGGTATGCTCGCTGCCGCCGCTGCTTCTAAGGAAGTGGGACGCGCGCAAAATGCCCAGGGCGCTGCCAGTGACCGCTTATCAGCTCAGGCTAAGGCGCTGGGCGCTGAGATTGGTTGGGGTACGTTAGGCCTGCAAAAATATAAGGCGTACCTTGACGAAGCCAACGCTGCTACTCAAAAGACGGGTGGAAGTCAAGGTGCAGCGTCATCGGCAATTAAAGAAACAACAAATTCTTTTGCCGACCAGCGCAAGGAACTCCTCGCTGCACTCACTGATGCCCCTGCCGATAAGTACGCCGCAGCCATTGAGAAGCTGAAGGAAAACCTTGCTGACGCTGAGGCCACCTTCACCAACTTCAAGAACAGTGTGGTGTCCTCAATCACCCAAGCGTTTTCGTTTGGCGATGCCTATAACGCTGCCAAGGAAGCGGGCACCTCATTCCTTGATGCGCTGAAGGCTCAGGCTGAGGATGCCGTGGGCTTCGCTGACCGCATCAAGCAGTTGGTGATCCTTGGGCTGTCCCCTGAGGCGTTGCAGCAGGTGTTGGCTGCTGGTGTCACCGCTGGCACGGGCATTGCCAATGAGTTGATTTCAGGCGGTGCTACGGCAATTGATGAGACTAACCGCTTGGTGGAGAGCGCAACCAACGCTGCTGCTGAGGTTGGCGAACTCGCCGCCAGTGCCTACTACGGCACGGGACTGAAAAACGCTCAAGACACCGTTCAGGGTTTTGTGGATGACCTTGGCCCTGACGGCCCAGGCAACAAAAAGATGCAGCGCATCATGGATAACCTTGCGCGCTCGCTCAACCGTGAATCCAAGATCACTGTTACTACGGTGTACCGCACTGAGGGGTCACCGCCAAGCACTAGCGTTGAACCTCGCGCTGGAGGCGGCCCTGTAAACCGCAACACCCCCTACCTGGTGGGCGAGCAAGGGCCGGAACTGTTTGTGCCTAGCATCTCAGGAACGATCATCCCCAATGGTGGTGGCGGCAGTTCCGTGAGCGCTAGTGGCGCATCCATCAACCTCACCGTAAACGCAGGCATGGGCACCAACGGTGCTGAGGTTGGCCGCCAGATCGTGGATGCGCTCAAGCAATACACCAAGCGCAATGGGCCTGTGCCAATCACGGTGGCGTGATGAGTGTTCGTGTCCTGATTGCCTTTGATACAGGCGTTAGCGGTGACGTGAACCAATTCACCCTTGATTCACCTGATAAGGGCGTGATCGGTTCAAGCCTTTATGGCCTTGGCGGTGCCACTGACTTGGTGGACGTAACCGAGTATGTAAAGGCTGTGAGTGTGTCGCGTGGGCGCTCGCGGGTGTTGGATCAACCGCAGGCGGCTTCAGCAAATATCACTCTTGATAACCGCACGCGGCTGTTTGACCCCACGGTGGGCACAGCCGTCAGCCCTTACGCTGACTCGATTAGGCCACGGCGCAATGTGGTGGTGTCTGTTGAGGACGTAACGGTGTTCACCGGCCTGGTGGACGATTGGAACCTTGAGTTCCCTAACGACGGTGGCTACACGACCACGGCAGTGTGCACCGATGGTTTCGTATCCCTGGCTCAAGCACCCGTGACCCCAGGCACGGCAGCCTCGCAGCTCTCAGGTGCGCGCGTGGATGCAGTGCTCACCGACATTGAATGGCCCACTTCCAAGCGCTCCCTTGATGCCGGTGATGTGACGTTGCAGGCTGACGTGGTGGGCGACAATGTGAACGCCCTTGCTTACCTGCAAACCGTGGCCACGACCGAGTACGGCGCGCTGTTCATGGATCGCTTGGGCAACGTGGCGTTTCGTGATCGAGGATCACGCCAGGGCTTTTCTGATGCGGTGGTGCTTGGCGGGACGGGTATCCCTTTCGCTGACCCTGAGATTGATTACGGGTCAGAGACTCTTTATAACTCAATAAGCCTTGCCCGCGAGGGTGGCGGTACGGCGCTGTCTGTGGGCACGGCATCGGTTGCTGAGTTTGGCATCCTTGATTACAGCAAGACAGGTTTGCTGCATAACAGTGACGGTGATACCCAGGACTTGGCTGACTTCCTGCTGGGCAAGTTCGCTGAGCCGCTGCTGCGTATCTCTAGCGTGCGCGTTCCGCTGAAGGGTTTGACCGCCACGCAACGGCAAACCATCGCTGCCCTCGATGTTGCTGACGCGGTGGAGGTGACGTTCACCCCTGCGGTTGGCCCAGCCATCACGCAGTACGCAAACGTGGATCGCTTGGAATGGTCGCTGAGTCCTAACGATGAGCAGGTGTTGGTGCGTCTGTCGCAGGCCCAGCCAGCGTTCATCCTCGGTCACCCCGTCTTTGGTGTTATCGGTTCTAGTTACGGAGTTGGTTTCTAATGGCTGGTGCTGGTCGGAAGGTGTTCGCTCCAGGTGACTTGGTGAGCGAACCTGATTGGTTGGACACCTATGTGATGCAGCAGAAGGTGATGGTGTTCACCGCTGGCACCGCTGCGGCTGGTTCAGCGATTGGCACAGCCCTTGCTGAGGGCATGGTGATTTACGGCGGAACCGCTGATGGTTCATCGTCGGGTTTGTATTTCTACTCAGGCACCGCATGGGAGGCACTGTAAATGGCTGGAGCAGGTTTCAAGAATTTCACCACAGGTGATGTGCTGACCGCATCTGATGTTCAGGGTTACCTGATGGATCAGTCGGTGATGGTGTTCGCTGGTACTGCCGCGCGTGCGTCAGCTATCCCTTCACCATCTGAAGGCATGGTGACTTACCGCACTGACGATGACGCGGTTGAGGTGTTTGATGGTTCAGCGTGGAATTCCATCGGCGGCGTGGGTGCAGCCGTAATCTCATCCCCCGCGGCTACCGGCTCCTATTCCAGCGGTGGGACGACCTACAACTATTACACGTTCACGGCCTCGGGCACTTTGACGGTGGACACGGCCGGTCTGGCCGACATTCTCGTCGTGTCGGGAGGAGGAGGCGGCGGCGGCGGCCCTGCCAATAGCACGGGAGGCGGCGGCGGTGCCGGTGGCTACAATGAAGTCGTCGGCGCATTGTTACCGGCAGGAACCCTGACTGTTTTGGTTGGTGCTGGTGGTGCCGGTAGCCCGTCAGGTGTGCGACAACAAGGCCAAGTAGGCACAACATCTCTGCTGTTGCCGTATGGATCATTTGGCGGCGGCGGGGGTGGCACCTTCGGCGCTACTGCTGGTTTACAGGGTGGCTCAGGCGGCGGCGGTGGAAGCGCAGGTACCGGCGGCGCAGGCATTACAAGTCTTGGCAACTCTGGCGGCTCAGGTGGCACACAAGGCAACGGCGGCGGCGGTGCTGGTGGCGCTGGTGGCGTGTCTGCTGGAACCACTGGCGGCGCTGGTGGCACCGGAGCAGCCAATTCGTTCACAGGGTCAAGTGTTACTAGAGCAGGCGGCGGTGGTGGTGGTGGAACGGGAACCGGTGGTGCCTCTGGTAGCGGCGGCGGCGGTGCTGGCGCAACGTCGGGAGCCGGTGGCAACGGAACAGCCAATACAGGAGGCGGCGGCGGCGGTTCTAACGGAAATGCTGGTGGCGCAGGCGGCTCCGGCATCGTAATAGTGAGAGTGGCGGTATAACCATGACTTATCACAACGCACACGCGGCACGCATCGAGGACGGCATCGTCCGCGAGGTAATCGTGATCCTTTACTGCAACGACGATGACGCAGAGATAACGGCCTACTGCAACAGCATCGGCCTAGCAGGTACATGGCTTGATTGCTCATATTTGGGCACTCGCAGAGCCAAGTACCCAGGCGTCGGCGATCGCTACGACGCTGAACTAGATGAGTTCATCAGCCCCCAGGCGCCGGAGATCGTGGAGCCTGCGCCATGACGTTCGACTCACCCTCCGACCTAGTGCCCCTGGTCATTCTGACCACGGCTGTCCTCGGTGGTGTCCTGTGGTTGATCCGCGCACAGGTATCCATGCTGAAGGCCTTCCAACCTAACGGCGGGTCGAGTGTGAAGGATCAGCTCAACAGGATTGAGGCTGACCTTAAGGATGCACGCCGCAAACTTGATGAGCACATTGACTACCACCTGAACAACGACCTGTAACAACCAACCTGCCCACCACCACCCTCCACGGGTGGTTTTTTTATTGGAGGAACCATGCCCAACCTGCCCGCGAAATGGCGCAAATACCTCTACGGCGTGAGTGCTGCATCTATTCCCCTGCTGGTGATTGCTGGCTGGGTGTCCGATGAACTTGGCGTTGCCCTCCTCGGCCTCGCTAATGCGGTGTTTATTGGTGGCCTTGCGTTTGCGAACACGGACGCTGCCTAATGGCGCGGCTGTGTGCCGCAGGCTTCACCCTGCGCAAGCAACTTGACTTGAAATTCCCAAAGCGTGATCGCCGCTCAGATGGCTGGATAGGCGATAAGGCCCACGCTGCACGCAAATCCGACCACAACCCTGATGCCAAGGGCGTGGTGTACGCGCTTGACATTGACGAGAACTTTGGCAAGGGAACGTGGCGCAACGGTAAGGCAGCCCAACGCTTGGCTGACCAACTGGTGCGCTATGCCGCGAGCGGCCTACCTGGGGCCGAGCGGGTGAAGTATGTGGTTTATGAGGATCGCATCGCCTCAGGTACTTATAAGGCAACGTGGTGGAAGTGGCGTGGCAAGGGTTACGGCCACACGCAACACATCCATGTGTCTTTCACCGCTGCCGCCGATAAGGATGGCCGCGTGTTCCCACTGCCTGTGCTCGCATCCAACCGCGAGCTGATGAAACGCTGGGCGAAGGATCTTGGGCTGTGAACCTCACCGAAGCCTTAAGCAACGAGCGCGCTGAGTTACGCAAAGGGCCACGCTGCTCCTTGTGCGTTTTCATTGAATCCTTATCTAAGGATGACGCGCAAGCTTTGCTCAGCGCGTTTGATGACCCAAGTTTCCCGCATACCGCTATCTCGCGGGCGATTGCTGCGAGTGGCGGCAAGATCAACCCTTCCACCGTTGCCCGCCATCGTCGAGGAGAATGTTTGCAATGAGCCTTGCTGCGCTGCTCGCTGAACAGGCACCGAAGGCAGCGCGCACGCTAGTCATTGACATTGAAACATCACCGGCCTTGGTGTTCACCTACGATTTCTGGAACGTGAACATCACGCCAGACAAAATCGTGGAGCCATCGCGGATCCTGTGTTGGGCCGCAAAGTGGACAGATTCTAAGCGCGTGGAGTTTGCTTCAGAATTCCACGATGGCCGCACGGTAATGATTCAACGCCTGTGGGATCTGCTCAACGAAGCTGACGTGCTGGTGACCTATAACGGCGTGAAGTTTGACGTGCCGCACATCATGCGCACGTTCATTGAGAACGGCTACCCACCACCCTCACCGTGGGTGGACATTGACCTATTGCAGGTGAACCGCAAGCGGTTCAAGTTCGCGTCCAACCGCTTGGGCTATGTGACCGAGCACCTTGGCCTGCCCACAAAGTTAGAAACCGGCGTGGCTCAACTGTGGCGCAAGGTGCTCGACGATGATGAGAAGGCGTGGGCGAAGTTCCGCGCGTATAACAAGGCTGACGTGCTCGCCACGCAAGCGTTGTTTCAAGTGCTGCTGCCGTGGATGAAACCTGCCCACGCTGGCCTGTTCTCCGGCGACCTTTCCACCTGCCCCACTTGCGGCTCTAGCAACCTCTCGCCGCAAGGTTTGACATACACAAAAACCGCAGCGTGGGTGAAGTGCGTTTGTGCTTGTGGTGCTTGGTGCAAGGTTTTAAGTAACGGACAAACCAGACCGATCTAGGAGCCGTGATGATTGACCCTGCGCTTGCCTCTGAAGCCGTAGCCACGATGATGGGGCCGAGGATGACCACCCACGGTGACCCCACGGTGACCCTGGGGCGCATCGCCAAGATGTGGTCGGGATATATCGGTACGGATATAAGTGCGGCTGATGTTGCCCAAATGATGGTGCTGGTCAAAATTGCCAGGACGCGCGGTGGGTACGACCGTGACCATTTCCTCGACGCTATCGCCTACACCCTGCTGGCCGAATCGTGCTCAAAATAACGGTCGGCGATATTGAGCTGCGCTGGGATGGTGACCTAACGTTGCGCCAGGTGCGTTCACTGCTTGCCCAAGTGGCAGGGATCTCGGCCATGCTCAGCCTGCCCGAGGAGCCAACCGAGCGGCCCACCATCAGCCTGGGATTCACCACCGAGATTGCCCAGCCTGAGGAGATTGACCTCAGTGAGTTTTTTGAGTCTGAGGAATAAGGCTTACCCCACCACGGCGGGTTACCCCTTCACCCCGCCTATGCCCCCCTAGTAGCCCCATAAGGGCCGCTAGGGGGGCTTTATCGCGTTACAGGCCAGCCACAGCCAGGTAGGACTTCTCTGGCTCCACGGCGGCATACATCTGCGTGGTGGCAACCGATGAGTGCCGCAGCAGGTCACGGGTCACCAGGATGTCGCCCGAGTTGCGGTACACATTCGTGCCGAACCAATGACGGCATTGGTGGAAGGTGGCATCTACGCCTAACTCACTCGCCCAGACAGCCCACCGATGGCTGACCGAATCAGGGCGCATCCGCCAAAGTGGCCCGCGAGCAGGATGCCGGCGCATCACTTCAAGCACCAGATCATGTGCTGGCACCGTGGCTTCCACGTTGCCCTTGCCGTGCAGCTGGAGGGCAAACCCGCTGCGCGTAGTGAGTAGATCCTCCCCATACAGCCCTGACACGTCCGATGCCCGCAGGCCTGCATAGCAGCCCAGCACCGTCCAATCCCGCTCGCGCCCTGATTGAGCAAGCAGGATGTCCACTTGCTCATCGGTGAGCGGTCGAGGAATAGAGCGCCCACTGGAGGGCAATCGCAACCCCACGGTGGGGTCGTGGTCGGTGATGCCCATGATCCGTAGATCACGGTAGGCGCTGCGTAACGCACCGAGATACACCCTTTTAGTTGATGCCTTCCCACCTGAAGGTAGGGAGGCCAGCACGTCGGCAGGTGTCGCCTGATCGGGTGACACAGGTAACGCGCGTAGGCGCGCTATCCGTTGCTCGATGGTGCCTGGGGCGTAGCCAAGCCTGAGCACATGCCGTTCATATTCACTAAGGATTTGCGCGTGTCGGCTAGACAATTGCGCAGGTTTACCACTAAACATTGCACACCAGCATTTCCTGTTGGGCCATCTCCCCCGAGATGGCTGATTGATCAGGATGGCTGACCTGCGATTGCATTGCGGCACTTTTGCTTAAATGCCGTTTGGCGCAAGTTCGGCTTCCTGACCCAAGGTTTGGAGGCCTTGTATGTCCCACGGTAAGGGGACGGCGTTTCATTTTGCAAACGCTGGCCACGCAATTACGCCGAGGGCATACCTCTACCTAAGAACCGGCGCACCCTCCAACCCTGCGCCGGTTCGCTTCTCACCCCCTAAGACACCTCTGCCTTTCCTGTTGGGCAGCGGTTCGGTGGCGCGCGCAATTCGTTGGGAAGCGCTGCGCGCGCCATCACACAACTGAATACCCCCAAAAAGGCGGCTGGGTGCTCGCCTGCGAAATCGGGCACCCAGCCCTACCCCTAGGAGGTATCCCATGGTGGAAACCTTGATTGCCCTGGCCCTATTCACTGGGTCGGTTGGTTTTGTGGCCTACTGGAAGGGCTACGCCAAGAGCCAGCGCCAGGTGCGTTGGCTGCGCCAAGAGTTGCTGCGCGCTGAGTCCATTGCCGAGTTGATGAAGGAAGTGGCAATTGACGCTGAACTTGATGGCCTACTCAAGGCAGGCAAGTGATGGCTGCGGCGGCTCTTGCGTTGGTACTCGCCGCCACGCCTACCACGGCTGACTTTGACATGCCCGAGTACCACGGGCCGCACTACACCCCTAAGGCTGAGGCCTTCCTCAAGTGCGCTGCGCTGAGGGAATCCTCAGGGCGGTGGAAGGCTGACGGCAAGTTTGGTTCAGGTGCTTGGCAGTTCACGCAGCCCACCTGGGATCACTACGCCGAGATGGCTGGGTTTGATGTCTACGTCGGCAAGCGTGCCGCGAGTGCTCCACCGATGGTGCAGACCGTGGTGGCTTACGTCACCGTCAATCCCCTAGCCGATAAGCCAGGGCTTGAGGGCAAGTTCCATTGGGATCCCAAGTGGGCGCTCACCGTCGGCAAGCACATTGAGGCCTGCTGATGCAAGACCTAACTGAGGCGACGCCACGCGGTGAAGTAGTCACCGCTGCGGAGATCATCGCTAACGCTCGCGCACGGGAACGCCAATTAGTGGTGGACTTCCTGACCGCTCAAGCATTCCAGGTGGATAGCGCCCACATGGACACGCTGCTGTTGATGCGTGACGCGATCAAGCACGGGGCGCACCTATGAGCTACATCGAATTCCTGCGCGCGAGTGCTCAAGCGGTCACCGCTGCCGATCAGGAAATGCTTGCTAACCCTGAGGCAACCGTGGCGCAGTGGATGACCACCTACCTGGATCGGCTGCGCGATGCCTGATCGTGAACTCTGGTGCTGGCGGTGTGGCAAGCGGCAAATGATGATCGAGCCGCAGTTCCTGATCTACGAGTGCACCGTGTGTGGGCAAACCCGTGACCTGAGTTTCCCTGAGGACGCGCGGTGAGAAAGTACCTGTCCCCACGCGCGTTTGCCGATGCACCGTGGCCGCTGCGGCAACGTTTGGCCGCTGAGCGTGGCATCAACGTGCCCACCTATGAGCGGCGCGCTCTTGCCGTTTATCGCTCAAAAATGGCCCGCGCGTGGTGGCACTTAGAGCGCGCTGCGGCAGATCGGCATGAGGATGCCGATGTTGCGCGGTGCGCAACGTGTGGCGCGTGGGCGATTGGTGAGTGCAGCGTCAATCACGGGTGGCGGCCATGAAAGTTGGCTCACTGTTCTCAGGTTATGGCGGTCTAGATATGGCCGTGGGTGGCGACCTCGCCTGGTATGCCGAAGTGGAGCCAGCCGCGTGCAAGGTCATGGAGGCCCACCACCCAGGCGTGCCCAACCTCGGCGACGTAACCAAGGTGGATTGGGCTGAGGTTGAGGAAGTTGACGTCATTACGGGCGGCTACCCATGCCAGCCATTCAGCAACGCCGGCAAGCGGAAGGGCAAAAACGATGAACGACACCTGTGGCCCCATGTCAGGGATGCCATTAGCGCGCTACGACCTCAACGAGCAGTGCTGGAAAACGTCCGTGGCCATCTCACTTTGGGCTTTGACGATGTCCTCGCTGACCTTGCCACCTTGGGGTTGTCTGCACGATGGGGAGTTGTACGAGCTGCCGACGCCGGAGCGCCCCACAATCGAGCCAGGCTATTCATCGTTACCTACGCCGCGGGCAACATCAGCAATGAGCGACCCTTTGGAAACGACGCGCAGCATGAGACATCAGCGCGGCTACTCCAAGTTTCGGTTAGAGGAAACGGTGGCAATGCTGCCAACGCCACGAGCAATGAATGGGCAGCAGCGCAACCAGACGATCTACATGCGCGAGGGACCACAGAACTTGGAGAACGCACTAGCGCTGTTGCCAACCCCAGCGGTGAACGACATGGGAGCGGGCAAAGATCCGCAGGCCTGGACGGAGTGGGCTGCGCGCCAGAAGGCAGCAGACGGAAGGCCAGCGCCGCACGGCAAGAGCCTGGAGCAGGAAGCGTTGAAAGTGTTAGCGACCCCAACAGCGGGCCTGGGGATGGGCGGCGGGCGAAGGTCGCACACATTCGACCCAAACTCAACCAGCAAGAGGACACACAACCCAGCCGAGTTAGTGGACTACCTGAAACAAATTGGGGCGACTACGCACCAGCCATCCACCGATGGGAAACCGTCATTGGACGCAGCGCACCAGCCCCAACTATTCAGCGAGCACAGCGAGATCGCTTAAACCCTGCCTTCGTTGAGTGGATGATGGGCCTGCCTGAGGGCTGGGTGACAGGGCATGGGCTGAGCGCATCGCAAGAACTCAAGATGCTCGGCAACGGTGTTGTGCCGCAACAGGCAGCGCTCGCGCTGCGGTTACTCGGTGCCGCATGACCCAACACCGCAAACACCGTGGCTATGCCAGCCAGCGCATCGTTGCCGACTACCTGCGCACGCACGGTTTCCCTTACGCCGAGCCAGTAGGTGCTGGTCGTGACGGTTCAGACGTGACAGGCGTGCCAGGGCTTGACATTGAGATCAAGGCGCGGCGCGGGTTTAACCCTGCCGCTGCGATGAAGCAACAAGCCGAGCGCGCGCAACCTGACCGCGTTCCCTTTGCGGTGCTGCGTTTGGACGGCCAAGGCCCAGCAGCGATTGAGCAATGGCCGGTGGTCATTTCGTTAGGTCAATTCATCGAGATTCTGCGTGAAGCAGGGTGGGGAGATCCGTTATGAGTGAGCACGAATGGATGGAGCAGGCACGCTGCCGCGAGGTGGGGCTGCATGTGTTCTTCCCTGGGGTGATGCCGCCAGAGGAAATTACGGCAACGATCA